CGGAGCGACCGCGCTCAGCCCATCCAGTGGGACGAGTACGCGGAGAAGAAGGTCCAGGTCGGGTTCTCGGCCGACGTCCCCTACTCGGGTGTGCGTCTGACCGACGAGCAGGCCAAGATGGACACCGACGGCTGGGCCAAGCTCACCCGCAAGCAGGGTGAGGCGATCGGCAAGGGCCTCAACCACGAGGCCGCGGCCTACATCCGTGGCCTGGGGAGCGTCGTCGGCGGCCACCCGGGCTTCGACTACGCGGTCAAGGTCGGCGTGCCGAACTACGACCTGCGCTGGGGCCTGAACAAGGCCAAGCTGGTCTTCGACCGGCTCGCCAACGGCATCGGTGGTCCCCGGACCATGGTCGTCGGCACCGGCTGGGAGGAGGCCATCCTCAACGACGAGAAGCTCACCTTCGCGAACATCGTGGGTGAGTCCGAGGCGGTCGGCGCTCTGCGCGAGGCCACCCTCGGCCGTCGGTCCGGCATCGACTTCGTCGTCGACCTGACCCTGGACGAGGACGAGGCCTACCTGTTCGTGCCCAGCGCGTTCACCTGGCTGGTCGCGGCTCCGGCCGTGCCCCGGTCCGTCCCGGCTGGTGCGCTCGGTTCGTCCGAGGGCGTCCCGGTCCGTTGGCTGCAGGACTACGACACGGAGTACTTCCGTGACCGTTCGGTCTTCAACAACTGGTCCGGCTTCAAGCCGGTGACCGACCGCCTGGTCGGCTTCGACCGGAGCCAGAAGCAGGGCGTCGTGGGCGACTACGACCACTTCGTGCGCGGCATCAAGCTGACGCTGACCGAGTCCAAGGAGGACGCCGACACGGCGACCACGGTCCCCGTGGCCACCAGTGGCACCTCCGAGGCGGCGAAGCGGGCCACCGAGCTCGCCAACCTGACGGGCATCAAGCCGTGGACCGCTCGCACCGTCGAGCAGGCCCACCCGGCGATGAACGTCACGGTCATCAACGAGGCGCCGACCGGCGAGGACGCCTGATCCCCACCCCAGCGACGGGGGCGGCTTCGGCCGCCCCCTCCTGGGGCCTCACGAGAGGAGTGAGCTCACATGAGTGAGCCAGCAGACTTCACCATGGACGCGCCTCTCGCGAGCGTCGATGCTCTGCTCGAGCGCCTCGACGACGACATCGCCGAGGACGACCAGGTACAGACCCTTGCCGCACGCGCGCTCGAGGACGCATCCACCGAGGTGCGTCACTACGGGCTGAGCGGCTGGACCGCGAGCAACTGCCCGCCGATGGCCCGCAAGATCGCCCTGTCGGCAGCCAAGCGGTACATGGACAACCGGATGGGCCTGTCCCAGTCACGAGCTGGCGACGAGACCCTGTCGTGGGAGACCCCCGGCGCCGGCAACCCCGAGCGCGGGTCGGTCTACCTGACCGAGCGCGAGCAGAAGATCCTCGCTCGCCTCTCGCGCGGCGAGACGTTCGCCTCGGTCGGCGGGTTCGCCTACTCCGACCGGCCGGCGCACGAGCCCGAGACCCTGTACGTGCCGTCGGCGAACGGAGGCGCGCAGATCCCCTGGGCCAACTCAGAGGACTGGGCATGACCTACCAGCGCCGCAAGGGCCAGAAGGTGCGCGTCTTCTCGCTCAGGGACACGGTCGACGGGAGGGGCAACCCGACCATCGCCGTCGACTACACGCGCTGGCAGGACATCCGAGCTGCCTTCATCTACGACCGCTCCTCGCGGGCGGAGGTGACAGGCCAGCACGTCGTGGACGTCTACAAGATGATCTGCTCGCCCAAGGCCAAGGGCGCCGACATGTGGTCGGTCGTCGAGTGGGACGGGCACTACTGGGACGTCATCGCGCCGCCGGCCAAGCGCCGCGGCATCGGACCCACCCGCCACCTGTCGCTCGAGATCCGACGCCGACCCGAGACCCCGGAGGTCCAGGATGGCTGAGGTCTACAAGACGATCAACGGCAAGAAGTTCGAGAAGTGGCTGGCCTATCACCCGGCCGTCGGCGGCGCGCTGCGCTGGTCGGCGATCGCCGTGGCGAACCAGGCCAAGCGCAACCTCGCGAAGCACCGCTTCGAGGGTGAGTCGAGCATCGGCCTGGAGAAGGGCAAGCTCGACTACTACGTCGTGCTGCAGGACAAGAACGGCACCGGCGCCGCCTGGGGCATCGAGTTCGGCCGCCAGGGCCAGCCCCGCAAGGGACTCACCCAGCTCGAGCGCTACCGCAAGGGCGGCGGCATGAAGGGTCTGCGGATCCTTCGAGATGCGGCAGGTGTGTGATGGCAGCCATCGACACCCTGCCGGCCAGCATCCGGGACCGGATCGTGTTCTCCCCCGTGGAGGACGTCCTGCTCTACCTGCTGCGCCAGGCGTTCCCCGACGTAACCGTCAGGTCACTGCTGCCCGAGAAGCTCGAGTCAGCCAACTACCCCTTCATCCTCGCTCGCAAGTCCACGTCGCTCGGCGACTGGCAGGGCGATCCCCGCTTCATCGACCGAGGCCACTTCGAGATCCAGGTCTACACCAAGGATCCCGACGGCGACGAGCTCGGGGCGCTGGTCTCCGAGGCCGTGCGCAGCGCGCTCCACGACGCCTGGCAGAACCACGTCACGGTGCCCGGCAAGGGCACCGTCCTGAAGATCACGCTCGAGAACGAGCCGCACCGAGCTTCAGACATGCAGACCTCGTCCGGCCCCGTGCAGTACGCCGACCTCCCCACGGGGGTCTGGCGCTACGAGTCCGAGTACTCCATCTCGATTCGCCGCCCGCTCTAAATCACCCGGTGTGCAAGCCACGCGCATGCACCCTCACACTTCAAGGAGACAGCCAATGGCGCTCAACGACAACGCCGCCATCGTCATCAACACCGGGCGGTACTACACCGCTCCGGTCGGGACCGCCTACCCGGAGGACCCGAAGAACCCCGGCCAGGACTGGACCGATGTCGGTCACACCTCGCAGGAGGACATCATCACGATCTCGTCCGAGGGCGGTGACCGCACCACGCTCGGCTCGCTGCAGAACAAGCAGCTGAAGGTGTCGACCACGCCTCGGACCGAGAGCTTCGGCATCAACGTCCACCAGTTCGACGTCGAGACCCTGAAGCTCTACTACGGCTCCAACGCGGTCTCGATCGAGGGCGGCAAGCTGCTCGGCATCCCGAGCAACCCGGCCCCGACCGAGCGTGCGTTCCTCGCCGTCCTCACGGACGGCGTGGTCGACCTGTCGATCTACGCGCCGAAGGCCTCGATCTTCCGCGGCGACGACCTCGACATCACGGACACCGAGTCCCTGGCGTCGCTGCCCCTGTCGATCACCCCGCTGGGCCACCTCACCAACCCGTTCGCCTACGCGATCACCCCGGTCGGCGGCACGGGGGACATCGAGGACTGAGCCGACGGCTCACAAGCCAGCCCCTCTCCCAGTGACGCGGACCTCCTGGGAGAGGGGCTTCCCCCCTGCTTCACCCGAGGTCCGCTCCGCATCACCCACCCGACTCAGAAAGAGGTCCGCAACCTTATGACCAACATCGTCTCCCTCAACGACCTGCGCTCCAAGGCCGACGTCAAGTACGGCGCCACCGAGGTGCCCTTCGGCGACGGCCGCACGGCCTGCTTCCGCAACCTGCTCCGCGTCGCCGACTTCGAGCGCCGCGAGTTCCTGGCCCTCTCCGAGGAGCTGGGCGACAAGGAGGCCGCCAAGGCCGACCCGTCCACCGACCGCCAGGTCGACCTGATCCAGCGCATGCTGCTCGCGGTCGCCGCGAACAAGGACGACGCGCGCGCCCTGCTGGCGGAGGTCGGCAGCGACCTCGGCGTGCTCGGCGTGCTGCTGGAGACCTACTCGAGCGGCACCCAGGCGGGGGAAGCCGAGGGCTCGCAGAGCTGATCGAGAAGTACGGGCCGGCGCTCTTCGCTGACCTCTGGGATCTAGGCGTGGACCTCCGCGCTGTGATCTGGGAGGACGCGATGGCGCCGGCCCTCGTTCTCGCTCTGATCTCGGGCCTACCCGACGACTCGCGCGTGGCAGCCCATGCGCGCGATGAGCCCTACGGATGGGGCACTGACAGACATCTCCAGGTGACTCAGCTCGACCTGCTCAAGCAGGTGCTGATCGCCGCCGGCCGGTGGAAGCCCGGCAAGGCTCCGAAGTTCGAGCCATTCCCCCGCCCTGGCAACGCAGCCCGGGGCCCCAAGCCCAAGTCCCTCTCCTCCCTCATCGGGCGGCAGGGCTAACACGAGGAGGTCCGCGTGGCGTACTCCAAGGTCATCGGCAAGATCGCGATCAAGGTCATCCCGGACACCAGCAAGTTCCGGGACGACCTGCTCGGCGAGCTCCGCCAGATCGAGCGCACCACCCCCGCAGTCAAGGTCAAGGCGACGCTCGATGACAAGCTGACCGACGACGTCGCGCGGGCCGCCAAGGCGGCGCAGGCCGCCGCGAAGAAGCACCCCATCAGCTTCGAGTTCAACGACCGGAGCTACGAAGACCTCCAGCGCGCGATCGACAACGTCAACAGCCAGCTGCGCGAGGCACAGAAGAACGCCAAGTTCGACCTCGACGTCGAGGACCCGGCGAGCCTGGCCCAGCTCAAGAACGACCTGCGCGAGCTGCAGGAGATCTCCCACCTCGAGGTCAAGTTCGTCGAGGACGAGCGCGGCTACCGCGACCTGCTCGGCAAGCTGAAGGCGATCCAGCGGGAGCGCCTGACCGTCGAGTTCGACATGCGCCTGGACGACGAGGCGATCGCCCGTCAGATCGAGGAGCTCGAGGACAAGCTGCGCCTGGAGGCGCAGATCACCGAGGAGCGCGGCTCGCTCGAGAAGCTGCACCGCAAGATCCAGGAAGACCTCGGCCGCACCAAGATCGAGATCCCGATCGACCTCAACAACGAGGAGCTGCGCGCGGAGATCAACCGTCTCCAGCAGACGCTCGAGCTCAAGGTCGACATGGAGGAGGCCGCAGAGCGGCTTCAGAAGATCGGCGACCAGGCTCTGTCCAAGCTGAAGATGAGCCTCGACCGGGTCTCCTATGACGAGGTCGAGCAGCGGCTCCAGGACATGCGCGACAAGTGGGATGGCACCGAGCTGGACTTCCAGGTCGCGGTCGACTCCCTGGTGGCTCGCGCTGAGCTCGCTCGCGTCTCCCGCGACCGGTTCGTCAACCTGCACGTCAAGGTCTCGCAGGCCTCTCTGCGCGCGGCGCAGCAGGCCATCGCCGCCCTCTCTGGCGCGCGACTGCTGGGCTCCACGCTGGACAACCTGCGCGCCCTCTTCGAGAACATCGACAAGAACGTCCCCCTGATCGGCTCGCTCGCACTGGCGGTCCAGGGCCTCTCGGCCTGGCTCCTGGCGGCGGCGAGCAACACCTTCGCCCTGTCGCGCAACCTCGCGCAGATCGGTGGAGTGGCCCTCGCCCTGCCGGGCCTCCTGGCGGGTGTGGGTATTGGGATCGGCGCCGCCGTTGCCGTCCTGAAGGACTTCAACGCGGAGCTCCCTGGGATCAAGGAGTCGTTCTCCGGCCTGCAGGACATCATGTCGTCGACCTTCTGGTCGACGGCCCGCGGCCCCATCCGCGACTTCATCGACACCATCTTCCCCGAGCTCTCGGCTGGTCTCATCACCACGTCGGGCGCGCTCGGTGTGTTCGCCGCGGCCCTCTCGGGCTCGCTGTCCGAGCACTTCGATGACGGTGCGATGCGCGCGATGTTCGCCAACCTGGCGGACTCCATCCTCATCGCGTCCGAAGGGACCGACGCCTGGTCGCAGGCGATCGAGATCCTGGGGCGGCGCGGTTCCGAATACCTTCCCCGTCTGGCCCAGTGGGTCAACGATCTGGGCGACCGCTTCCGCGACTGGCTGGAGCTGGCCGACCAGGACGGCCGGCTGACCGGCTGGATCGAGACCGGCATCACGCAGGCCCGCGAGCTCGGGCGTGCGCTGGGCGGCCTGGGCGGCATCCTCACCGACATCGCTCAGGCAGCTGAGCGCGGTGGCGGCTCCACGCTGACCATGCTGGCCGACACGCTCGAGCGCGTCGAGAAGATCACCGACGGTGACGCCTTCAAGAACGGCCTGGTCCGGGTGCTCGATGGCGCCCACAAGGCGATGTCGAACATCGCCAACGAGAGCGGCCCGGCCGTCACTGACATGTTCCGCACGCTCTCCTTCACGCTCGCCGAGAGCATGCCCATCGCGGGCGAGGCCATCGGCAAGCTGGCCGAGGGCGTGGCCGAGCTGCTCGGCTCGACCGGCATGCAGAGCGGCATCGTCGATCTGTTCACCAGCCTGCGCGAGGCGCTCGAGACCCTGTCCCCGATGTGGGGGCCGGTGGGCGAGGGCCTCGGTGGCATCCTCACGCTGATCGGTTCGCTGGCGGAGGGCTTCGCCCCCCTGCTGGTGACCCTCCTCACGGGCCTGTCGGACATCGTCCTGGCGCTCGCGCCCGGGATCAGCAACCTGTCCGAGACCCTGTCGGGCCTCCTCAACGGAGTGCTCAGCACGGGCCTGGGGATCCTGACCACCTTCGCCGAGGTCTTCGGTGGGTTCCTCGCGGCGATCAGCACCAACCCCGTTGGGGCCGCCGCGGTGGCCGGCGCTG